AAGCGTATAAAGAATTATTACCTGCGGGTGGACCAGTTGACACGGAAATTTTAGGAATGACGGATGATGCTAAGTTAGAAAAGGCAAATCGCGTTAAAAACTTCATGAATTACCAAATAACGTACAAAATGGAAGAATTTGACCCTGAAATGGATCAATTACTGTTTTATTTACCGTTATCGGGGTCTGCCTTTAAGAAAATTTACTACGATCCAAGTTTAGGACGGGCTACAGCGCGTTTTATTAAAGCAGAAGACCTAGTTGTTCCGTATTACGCGGTAGATTTACTTACCGCCCCTAGAATTACCCACGTAATTCATATGGCAGAGAACGAATTACGCAAAATGCAAGTATCGGGGTTCTATAAAGACATAGATTTGATGAGTCCCTCGTCTGTTGAGACAAGTGACGTTGATAAAAAGATGGATGAGCTAGAAGGGCTCAGCAGAACAGTAAGTGATGAAGAATACACGCTGTTAGAAATGCACGTTGACTTAGATATTGAAGGTTTTGAAGATATGAACGCAAACGGAGAGCCTACGGGTCTTGCGTTACCCTATATTGTTACAATTTGCAAAGATACAGACGATATTCTTGCAATTAGACCAAATTACAAGCCAGATGACCCAATGAAGAAGAAAATTGAGCATTTTGCCCATTTTAAGTTTCTTCCAGGACTAGGTTTTTACGGTTTTGGGTTAATTCACATGATGGGCGGGTTAACTAAATCAGTTACCGCTATTTTGCGTCAATTAATCGACGCAGGTACACTTTCTAATCTTCCTGCTGGATTCAAGTCCAGAGGACTCAACATCCAAAGGCATGATGACCCGCTCCAACCTGGAGAATGGCGAGACGTTGACGCACCAGGAGGAAGGTTAACCGATGCGTTTATGCCGCTACCGTATAAAGAGCCAAGCGCAACATTAACGTCATTATTAGGGTCATTAATTGATTCGGGTAAACAATTTGCAGCAACTGTAGAGCAACCGACAGGTGACGGTAATTCTGAAGCTCCCGTTGGGACAACCGTTGCTTTATTAGAAAAAGGACAGCGCGTTATGTCCGCAATCCATAAACGATTGCATTACGCACAAAGAACTGAGTTTAAAATACTAAAAAGAGTATTTGGTGAGTTTTTACCCCCAGAATACCCGTATCAAGTACAAGGGGCGTCTCAAAACGTATTTAAAGAAGATTTTGACAGTTCTGTTGATGTTATACCTATAAGTGACCCAAATATCTTCAGTATGACTCAAAGAATCGTTTTAGCGCAAACACAGCTACAAATGGCACAAGCTGCACCAGAATTACACGATTTACGGGAATCGTATCGTAAAATGTATTTAGCCTTAAATATTAAGGATATTGATGCAATATTGCCTCAAGAAGCCGAAATACCGCCTCGAGACCCCATTAGTGAAGAACAAGCGGCTCTAACAGGACAACCGATTAAAGCCTACGAATTTCAAAACCACGAAGCATATATTGCAGCACATGGTGCTTTTATGCAAAACCCTATGGTTCAGGAAAATCCTACAGCAACGCAGGCGATTGGAGCAAATATACAAGAACACCAAGCGATGATGTATAGGATTCAAATTGAACAAGCCATGGGGCAACCGTTACCAACCATGGAAGAGGGGCAAATGCCTCCAGAGGTTATGAACGAAATTGCGATGATGGCAACACAAGCTACGCAACAGGTTACAGGACAAGCACAAGCTATGGCACAAGCCGAAGCACAAGCTCAACGTGATCCTCAAATGGAAATGTTCCAGCAACAACTACAACTTGAAAAAGAACAGTTAATGCAAAAAGAAGGAAAAGATCAACGCGATAAAGATGTTGAGATGATGAAAGCAGAAATGCAAGGACAACTTGAACGCGAAAAAATAGCAGCAGCAAATGAAAGAGAAGATGTTAAAGCAGCAGTTGATTTACAAGAAGCTGAATTACGAACTCAGAGAGATGCTGAAAAGAATTTCACCGAACTGGTTAAAACAGTGAGGGAAAGCAAGGAGTAACTTATGCCTAAAGTTGGAAAGAAACATTTTTCATACTCTAAGAAAGGTAAGGCAGCCGCAAAAGCTTATGCTAAGAAAACAGGTACGAAAATGACTAAGAAAAAGAAAAGGAGATAAATATGAGAGATTATTACGATGCTCAGAAAAAATACCCTTCACCTTCTAAACAGGTGAACAGGTCTGCGCCCAGTGAGCCGTCTACCCAAGACGACACTAGGACAAAGTCTGTAGAAGCGGGTAAAGTGCTAGACACGCCAGAAAAGGCTAAAGTCAAAGCAGCTTATGGGCAAACTAAAGGACTTCTTTGGTATCGTTCAATTAAGTAATTAATGGACTTTATCTTAGCGGCGGAGCATTTGCTCCGTACTTATCGAGAGAGAAAAGAAGCTCTCTCGCACACGCTTGCGTCAGGAGGTGCTCAGGATATTGAGCAATACCACCGAATCGTTGGCGAAATAGCAGGTTTGAATGTTGCGGAGCAGGAACTTCAAACTTTAAATAAAAATATGGAGGAATCATATGACTGACGCTGTTCCCAATCGAGTTGACAATTTCGGTAGTAAAGGCAAGGTTGCAGAAATGGAACCAGAATCTACTTTAACTATTGATTCATTAGACTCGCACTCGGAAAAATTACCGCACCCCACTGGGTATAGAATATTAATCCTTCCTTTTGTTACTCAAGGAGTAACCAAGGGTGGCATACATTTAGCTAAACAGACACTAGACAAAGAAAGACTAGCAACTGTTGTAGGTTATGTTGTCGACCTTGGACCTGATGCCTACGGAGACTTAAACAAGTTTCCTGATGGACCTTGGTGTAAAAAAGGGGACTGGGTTATATTTGGTAGATACGCTGGTGCTCGTTTCATGATTGATGGTGGCGATATGCGACTATTAAATGATGACGAGATCTTAGCAACTATTAACGACCCAGAGGATATATTATCATAAAAACGTGGAGAAGACCATGCAAGAAGAAGCAGAAAATTTAGAAATAGAACTAGAACTTCCCGAAGGAGAAGTTGACCCAAGAGAAGCCGATGTTGACGATTCACTGCCCGATAAATCGGTCGTTGAAACTTTAAACCAAGCTCCTAAAGACGAGTTAGACACTATCAGTGAAGGCGTTCAAAAGCGTATTGATAAGTTAACTTATAAAATGAGAGAGGCGGAAAGACAGCGAGATGAAGCTGTTACTTACGCTCAAAGTATACATTCAGATAACAGTAGTTTACGGGATAAATTAAAAAGTTCCGACTCTTCCCTTTGCAAAGAGTACGATAATCGTATACAATCTGACCTAGAACGAGCTAAGATACATTTAAAAGATGCTAATGAACAAGGAGATGGTGATGCAATCGCTACAGCAACAGAACAACTTTCAAGAAGTGCAGCAGAGCATGAGAACCTTAGACGCCTGTCTGCGCAACAGAAAGTTAGAGCACAATCGACTGAACAACAAGTTGCTGTGCCTGCCGCACCTATCCAACAACCCCCACAACCTGATCCTAAAGCACAGAAATGGGCAGATAAAAATGAATGGTTTGGGAGTGATCAAGCGATGACTTACGCAGCGTTTGGTATACATAAAGAATTAGTTGAGGAAGGTATTGATCCTTCTTCAGACGGATATTATTCTAAAGTCGATGGAAAGATGAAAGAATATTTTCCTAATAAGTTTTCAGAAGAGCAGTCTGCACCAGTGCAGCAGGTTGCTGCCTCCAGCCGTGGGGCTACAGGTAAAAAAAGTGCACGCAAAATAAAACTCACACCAAGTCAAGTAGCAATAGCTAAAAGACTGAATGTGCCTCTTGAAGAGTACGCAAAACATATTGAGCAATAGGAGTATAATATGACAGACGAAATAAAAACAGAACGTAACTCCCGATCTGCAGAGACCCGAGACACTCAAACTCGCAGAAAACCATGGGCTCCCCCGTCTATGTTAGACGCACCCCAACCACCTCCTGGATATAAATTCAGGTGGATCCGTGAATCCGTACGAGGTCATGATGACAAATCGAATATGTCTAAACGTATTCGAGAAGGTTATGAACCTGTTAGAGCTGAAGATTTCCCAGATTTCGAAGCTCCTACTGTACAGGATGGATCTAATGTAGGTGTTATAGGAGTTGGTGGTTTAATACTTGCAAAAGTTCCTGTCGAAACTGTTAATGAGAGAAACGCTTACTTTAATACGCAAGCGAAAGATCAATTAGACGGTGTTGACCATAACTATTTGCGAGAAAGCGATCCTAAGATGCCATTAAAGGATGGAGACATTCAAAGGACATCTAAGGTTCAATTTGGTAGTCGGAATAAATCCGATTAATAATAACAATTAATTATATATAGAGGTATATTATGGCGAATACAGACAAACCTGACGGTTTTACGCCCGCTTACCACATGTATGGTGGAGTTATTAGACCTGCTCGTATGAGAATTGCTAGTGCAAC